CACCTTCAGCGGGATTGCCACCACCAGATACACGTGGCTTGGTAGCGTCGCGTGTTTCAACGACGTCCGACCACACGAACGGAAGTAATTCCGAGAGTGTGATGGGTGAGTAGTAAGCCTCATCTTCAATGGCATAGCCCAGAGATTGCGCCTTGCGCTTGCGACAGTAACGATCCGCGTGCCTAGATAAAGTCTTACCCAATTGCTTAACGCCACCCTTGTATTCCTCGGATGATTGTTCATGGTTAAGCCACTGCTGAACCTTTTTATCGCGGCGCAATACCCAGACCATTAACTCTTGACGCACATCAGACACGTCAAAATAAGTGTGATACTTTCTATGAACAGTGCGGGCTACCTGTGTCGCAATGTCGGCTGCTTCTTCTACCCAGTTATCCATAAATCGTCTCAGGTGGCTTAAGGTATTGTTGTTGTACCGCAAAGACTGGCGCACGCATACTTGTGTTATAGAACTGTTGTGTCTGTGCCTCATAGCCATACATCCAGCCATGAATACAGGCGGTATAGTGGGTAGGCAAGGTTACTAAAAGGTACTTACGAGATGGATCATCATCATGATTAATAAGTAATTTACCAGTGGAATAGGCAGTTGTGCGTACTTCAAATTCTCCAACATCGCCCATCTTACGTTCTTCAAACAAAGCAAATGGATATTTATCCTGCCATCTAGCAATGGCAATCTCACCTAAGCAACCGCTAATCTCACGTGCTACTTGCTCAACCCATGTAGGAGCATGGCCTTGAGATGCGTCATTACCTTTTGCCCTGTTGTAATTAAAGCGAGCAACTGCTTCAATCGTGGCAAAAGATAAGTCGCCATGAGACATTTTAATTTCAATCATTTTTAGGCCAGGTGCCTCTTTCAACCATCAGCGCGATAACTGCGTAGTTAGCCATGTCTTTGAACGAGTCTTGAATTGACTCATGGTTCGGGACGTTTTTGTTTTTGTAAAGATTTTTGAGACGTTCAAACTTATCGCCAATGCGTACAAGAAGACCGTTGATAGGCCCACCAAAAGCGTTATTAACATTACCTGGACCATAGTCCGACTGCTTCGTAATAAGGAGATTACCAATTTCATCCATCACTTCCCAGACTGCGGATGCAAAGGTGGGATTTGAATTGTGATTTGATTTGGGTTTTGAATCTTCACTATGTTGAATCCCAAATCGGTCAATAACTTTAACGCTATTTCCATATCCTCGCTCACTCATTCTCTCCCCCTAGATCGTCGTTGAATTGCCCTCTAAAATAATAGTTTTTATCTGTTTCATTTAATTCATAACAGTATACCACACGCTTGCCATTGGTAAGACGCTGAACCATTTCAATCTGATCCAACACCCAAAAAATTTCTGGCACTTGTGCGCCATCTTTTGGCCCATACATAAAGGTGGGCATTCACTTGGCTTCCTGAATGAGATTAACTGTTATCTTTCCGCCAGTAAATGAATCATACTTGCTGGCAATTTGCAGCGCCTTTGTAATAATCTTGCGAGCCTTAACTGGATCATCAATCAACGTCCCACCACCCAGCGCAGTCATGGCACCAAGAGCGAACTTCTCGCCACTGCCTGCTACATAAAGATTGTCGGCGTTACGCTCCCATGAATAGTCCTCATTGATGCAATAAATTTTACCTTTGACTGCCACAATAATAATGTTGTCATGCTCAACGGCTGAGTCAGCCTTGCTAAATTCATAGCCCGCATCCAAGAAAGATCTACGAATTGCTGGAATGAGTTGCCTAGTAACGTACTTATCTATGTCTTTACCATTAGGTACTGGCGGGATAAAATCATGTTCAAGAATGTTAATACCGCGTACTGACCCAGCCATAGCAAATACAAGATTGTTATTTTTAAATACTTTGCCATTGGGTATGTTGATACTAAAGCCATCCTCGCTAGAGGATTGAGAATCAGCCCCGATCATGACCCAATCTGGGCCTTCAATCGCGGCTATAGTTGTCATGCCTTTATTCTATCATAGAACCATTCAACGCCTTGGTCAAGAAACACTTCATTGACGTCTTGATTATCAGGCAACATAACTACAGTTGCTTTGTCTAAGTCTTCCTTTATTCTTTTAGCAAGTTCTTGGCCAGGGTTACGCCCGTCCTCTTTAACATCATTGTCTGCAAATATAAGAATACGCGTGTAGCCTTCAAATAACTTTGGGAACCAAGGCTTCCATTGAGATACTCCCGCAACACCGACAGATGGTATGCCCACGATGCCCGAAAGAATAATCGTATCAATCTCTCCTTCGCAAATGGCAATAACGTCAGAGTATATGTGAAGATCATTAACGTTAAATAGCCCGACCTTTTGACCAGTTGGATAAAGGTATTTCGGAGTGCCATCATCTATCGTCCTAAACTTCATTCCCACTACACCAGTCGGCGTAAAGTACGGAATACTTAATCTGCCAGTGGAATGTTCATGCCCAGCACTAGGCTCCACGACGCTTCCAAGAAGGTACTTGCTTGCTATCTCCTTGGTTATGCCGCGTGCCTCTAGGTAGGAGAGAGCCTGTGGTGTTAGATTGCTGGAATATCGTTCTGCTGCTTCCGTGAGCGATTTCTTCTGCTCTGCGTTTAACATCTTTAAACTCCTTTATGTTTTCCATCCGCGATACTACATCATATACATCACCTAACACTTGACATACAAGGCAATTGTATCCTTGCGTATCTAAGTTGTAAGCGGCACTAGCATGACTGTCGTCGTGCATGATGCACTTACATGGTATCCAGCCATGACGGTGCATAATGCGTACACCGTAATGTTCTAGCACTGTGGCTAGATCAGGCTTCAATACCACCTGTCACCTTCAACCATTGGTTTAAATCTTGTATGACCCAAGACTGATCCAGCGATGCCATACGCCTTTTGACGATGACATATGCAGGTGGCGCTGGATCAATCCCTCTAGCCTTGGCATAGTTGGCTGCCTCAGCCACAGCCTCTCGCCAAAATTGTGGCAGATCCATCTTTGCCGTTGCTTTTAATTCAAAGATATAAGGCTGACCTGCAACCATACAGACAATATCACCCTCATCATCTTTGCCAGCAAGACGCAAACGCTCTGCCATCAAACCTTTTAATCGTAGAAACTTTAAGATTCCAGTCTCAAATGCTGAACCTTTACGCTTACCGTAACTACTCATGCTTCAACTCCGATACTGGTACTCGCCAACCGCCAATGCTTTCATCACGGTATTTATCATTCATAAATTGAAACGGGTTAAACTTTCCGTAAACTTCTACCTGACTATAATATTCTTCATCTAAAATCTTTGTGCCGATAATTACTTTATCTATATCTTTATTCCAAAAAGGAATAGCATCACGAGTACGGACGGTGCGTATCTCATAATTACTACCTACATCGGCAAGGTTTTTACGCTCTGGATGCAATTCATTTGGGTACCAGGGAACGGACCAAGTTTGATTGTAAGTCTTTGCTGCTGCCCATTCAGAGATATTAGCCCTGACATTGGCTAACAACTCATGTTCCAAACGACCAGCGGCTTTGCCTTCAGCATAGTTTGGTCTATCAATTGAGCCAAACTTAGTAAGCCAACGCTCTGTTGCAAGATTAGTACAAACACGTACTTCATCTTTGTTTAACTCAATGATCTTACTCAATGTTACTCCATGTGGTTCCAATAGATAACGCTGCCCGATCTGGGTATAGTGTCATTCTACTTGCATCAGACCATAAAGTTACGTATTGACTGCCGTCGGCGCTATTCTTTGCAAAACGATTCTTTACACAGGCAACACGAAACTCACCAGTAAATGGCACAAGTGCCACTGTCAAAATCATTTCAGGTAGTTGTGCAATCTTGCCTTGAATTGCTTTACGAGCAGGTGGAATATCAGGACGTCCCTCATTCTCAGTGGTATGGTGCAAGAGCATTACTGCTGCTTGCGTCTCACGAGCAATGTGGTGCATAGCCTTAGCAATTTCGCGTAAGCCAGACCATTCATCATTGTGTAGGGATACAACGTTCATCGCGTTGTCCACAATAATCATATGTGGATACTCACCATATGCTTCCGCATAGGCTCGTATGGATAAATCAATCTCATCTAGTGTAGGTGATGGAGCAAAATCAAACTGTAAATGCTTAATGCTTTCTAGTTCTGAACCATAAAAATCTTGTCCAGTTCCACTAGCAAATGCTTCTTCTACGCTTGAAACTCTATGCCCAGTTACCATTGCCGCAGAACGAATCGCGGTGGTATAACCATCTGTATCTGCTGAGATATACAGCGTAGGCACCTTCATCTGCACTGCCATATAGAGGGCTAATAAAGATTTACCAGCATTAGGTTGGCCAGCAATCATAGTTAGTTGCCCCCGCCTAAACCTAATCCCTTCCGCTGCTAGCGGTGGGAATAGGTCAGGCAGTAGTGCGTAATCATTGGTACTTTTCGCTGCCGCTTGATGTAGTGACAGCATCTAAGTTTATCTTACGAACTTAGGCTCGCATTGGTCGGGAGTACCCTTTGGTGATGGGCAAAACCAACCTTTCCATTCCTTTGGTGCGCCTGGCTTTGACTCACGCCATACCAATGCACCATGCTTACAATGTCCATCGGCAATAACAGCAGGTGTAAATGCAGGTGCAGTACCTACAACTTCTGCGTTAAATGAGCGGGCTACATAACTAGCGGCGTTACCGCCACCTAGTGAACCAGCAGTTGCTCCAATAAGAGTTGCAGTATCTTGGATAGTCGTCAATGACGATTCCAATTCCTTTTGATCTTGTGCGTAGATGTTGATTAATGTTCCGTCGTGCAACTTAAAGTTGACTTGGAACTTTGTGCTTTCGGCTGCTGCCATTTTTCTTTCCTTCTTTCTTTGCGTTTGCTAGTGGGTCGTAAATCTGGGCTAATTGTCCACCTACTGCGTAACAGTAATCTTTTACGCCGCAAGTGCCACATGCCATGCCAATATTTGGCAAAAAAATTTCTGCCTGTAAGCCCCTCTCAAACTGGGCAAACAGTTCTGTAAAAACAGGTATGGTCCAACGATCCAACCCAGAGGCTTCTTCAAACTCTGCCTTACGAGCAGAGTAGAAGTAGCCACGAGTCGGACGGATACCAAAAGTCATTTCCATCATGCAGGCATACACACCCAATTGCATTGCTGAGTCAGGAGTATATGAACCTGTTTTAAAATCAATCACTGCTATCTCACCATTAGGTAAGGTAACAATTGCATCGGCAAAACCTTTGATTGGAACTTCACCAAACAATTGGTTAAAACCAATTTCAATTCCTGGTATGCCTTGAGGCGTTACCCAAATTTCAAATTGACTTTCAGTCCAAGCGTTGATGAAATTAAAGAACATCTGCTTGCCATTGACATCCCACCAAGCGCCATTTTCCTTGTCAGGGTTGGCTTTAGAAGCACGTCCACCACGGCGCCAATCTTGCGGATTGGTACCAGTCTTTGTTTCTTGTTCGGCAATCTGCGCTATAAACGCATCCTGCCAAATCTTATCCCAACTCATTCTATCTCTTTTCCAACTACTATTTCCTGTGCTTTTTTAAGTCCCACAATCGTAGCAGGATTAGTCTCGTTAAGTATTTCCTTAGCAATCATGTCGCCAAGTGCTTTACGCATAAGGATTTCAGCCTCAACAAAAGCCTGCTCAAAGGCAGCCTTGGTAATGATTTGTGCGCGTTTCTTTCCCATGTTATTTCTTATCCAATTCTGTAACTACTGTTGCAAGACTATTACACTCTACGCAAGTAGCCTCTGTCAAGTATTGACCCACTTCATAATCTTCATCAAACATAACCTTAACGTTCCACCATTGTGAACCACAAACGCATACGCGTATAGGTCCAAGTGAGCGTAGGTCAGAAGAAAGCATTAAAATGGTATTTCTACTGTCTTAGAATCATCTTTGGTTTTTTCAAATAGTTGTAGCAGATATTGCTCTGCCGCTGCGTGAAACGCAGATCCGCCAACAAACCACCATGCTGGGTCTGAAGGTGCTTGCATACCACGTTCTAGTTGCCATGCTTTACCGCAACGTAGCCATGATGTGAATGAACTAAACGATCTATGTTGTACTGTTATTTCTGCCATGAGATAAGGGTAGCAGATGGGTATGCGTGGCGTGTCAAGTCATGCAACTGGCGTGTCAAGTTGCGCCATTGGTTTGGAGTGTGTGTATAATCGGAGCGAAGCGACGGCGGTTAATAAAAGGCGCCTGAAGGGCGCCAATACGATAGGGCGGCAACGCGGATAGCCCTACGGGAAAAGCATTTTTATGGTACAATTTGGACATGGAAAAACCTCACCACAGGTTACTTCTTAAACACCCCGCTACACGCACGGGTATCTGTTCAGTGTGTGGACCTACCCGTCTTAAAAAAAAACAAACTGGTTGGTCGTGTCGCAATAGATATAACGAGTATCGTTCACGTCACGCTAAAATTAAAAAACCTCATTGTGAAGTTTGTGGTTTTATTGCTGAGCATAGAAGTCAATTGGATGTTGACCATATAGACGGCAACCATGAAAACAATGATCCATCTAACTTACAGACACTATGCGCCAATTGCCACAGGCTTAAAACCCAAGTAAATAAAGATTGGGAAAACAAAAAAACCGCCCCACCGAATTAACGGTAGGGCGGTTTAACTGCTATTAAGTTTTACTTAGTTGTAGTTGGCGCAGATGCTGGAACTATTGGTGTGTGAACTACAGGCAAAGCCTTGTTCACTAATGAATTAGGATTGATGCGAGCAAGTAGTGGACCAACTACTCCAACAAGAGCAGCCCATGCCACAGCCTTTAGGTGATGATTGCCAGTTTGATAAATGGCTACACCGCTTGCAATTGTTGCAAGAATGTAATGTTCAAACAGTGCTTTTTCGCGTGATGATATTTTCATTTATTCTTCCTCTACATTGTCAACATATGGAGTGGCTGAATGTGTAGCCTCTGGATCTTGCAACGGTGAGCCATAAGGCTTTGGCGTCGCAGTACCAGCAGCAACAGCAGTTGCAACCATTCCTAAGTGTACAGGATCAATGGCAAAATTGCTTGCTTTCCATGTAACCAACCCAGCCAAACCGCCAAGTACAGCAGTTTTTGGGTTTGTCATATCAAACTTAAATGGCATTATGAGCCAGCCTTTGCCGTCATAGACGAGTAGGTAAATGGGCCAATGCCCTTTTCTTTTTTAAGCCCGGGATATTTGCTCTGATAGACAGGCACGAGGGCTAGATCCTCTGCTGTTAATGTACCTAAAATTTGATTCTGAGGTAGCAATCCTGCATTGGCTAAGGCTCTCTCTACAATTAGGGCTGCTGCAGTCTTATAACCCACTTTAAAGGCTGCTGTGCCAGGGAATGGCGGGGCTACGATGACCGTTGGAGCCTTGACGCTAGGCGTAGATGAGCCAAGATTATTACTCAGGGCCATTCCACCACCACCAAGGGCAGTTGCGCCTGCAACTCCCGTTGCTAGCATCTTGTTTTTGGTAGGCACAGAAGGCTTGACAGGTGTTGGGTAATTAGGTCTAGCAATGGCAATGACGTTTAGCCAAGGGCGATGACGGCGAAAGACGCCTATGCCGTTTGCTTGTGAGCCAGTGGCATGGTCAGGGCTGGTGTTAGCCTCAATGACTGTTAGTCCTGCCGTTGAGCAGTTCTCAAGGATACCGACATGCTCAGGAATGCCTTTGCCAGAAAAATCATAGAAGACAATGTCGCCAGGACGGCCCGTTCCTTTAGGAACTATCTGTCCATGCTTCTGAAACCAACTCAAACCTATTGGGCAGTAACTAAATCCTTTGGATGTTTCAGCGGCAACTAGCGCAGATAACTTTGCTTGATCAAATACCCAACTAACAAACATGGCGCAGTAACTTTGATTAGGCATTCCATACCAAGTGCCATATGGATTTTCGTTATTAGGTCCTTCAATAAAGCCGATCTGTTTCTGAGCAATGTTGACTATATCTAAGCCACTGCTCATTGCCAGATCAACCTCTCAGCCAAATCTCCTGGGGTACACAAATAATCTTTTTCAGCAATGAC